ATCTTCTATATGGTCTGCGCTGGCTCAAAACCATGTCTGGACCAACCTTGATATCGACCCACATTTTATTGACAGAAATATTTTTCACAGATAAAAAATATTCGAGTATTGGAGTTGTATTGCTCAAATCCTCTGAGTGGACAAGGCGCAAAATCGCTTCTGCTCCGGGCGCACCGTTCGCCGCTTCGATGTATCGCGGAATGTCCCCGGTGATAGCGGCAACCTTAAAGCTAAATTGGGGTAATTCGCCTTTTGCGTCCTCGTTTGTAATTTCGGAGATTTGAAACGGAAAAGCCTGCCACAGTTCGCCGTTCCAAGTTATATCTTCGTTATTGTGAGCGAGGCGAATAGTGGTGCTGGCGTCAATTTTTATTTCCAAAAGGAGAATATATGCGCCGAATTGCTCGATCCGGTTTTTGTGGATGGTTTGCATAAGATTAAGAGTGTTGGGCATGATTTATGCCTCCTTGAATACCATTTCCACCGCCCACCGGGAATTAGACACCGGGCGGGCCTTGAGTGACATTATTCGTCCATCTGTGCCGTTGAAAGTGCATATTCTAGCAGATCCCCTGACTGTTTCACGGTAAAATGAAAAAAGCGTTTGTTTGTCGGCATCTGGCATGGCATTCCAATGGTAAGAATAAGACAAGCGCGACCGTGTAAAGCGTGCCGCGCTTGCTTGTGAACCGTCCTCAAATTGAGTTACTATGCCCGGATCTTCCGGCTCCAGATCGTATTGATAAGATGGTTTTTGTATGTTTGGAAATGCTGGATAAGCCATAATCAAGCCCCCTGTAAAACGTCACGCATGCCGCCTTTGTTTGTCGCTACGGCGTTCAACATGACGTTAACTATATAACCTTCGGCATCGACTTTCGTGTGTTGTTTGGCGGTCATTTGGACGCCTGATTGATTAATGACATTAACCTGTACATTCGCGCCAATTTTGCCATTCGGGACAATGTTCCCGCTTGAAGAAGGCACGAATAATTCCGGTCCTCTTTCGCCGACAATATAAGGCGAACCCATGGAAACAGGTCCACCGATTGCCCGCGCTATCGGTACGGTGTCTGGAATGAGAGAAGAAGGAGAAAACCCGGCCGGTAAATCATAACCCATTCCCATTCCGAGAAACATTCCCAGGAACTTTTGGAAGAGCGATTGAGCAAAAAGGTTAGTCAATGAACGAAGAATACTGTCCAAAAGGTTTTGGAAAGCATCGCCAATGTCGTCAAACTTTCCTTTTACAGCGGCAAAAGAGATGTCTGCAAACGCATTTTGAATGGAATAGGCTGTATATTCTGCGAGATTAACCATTTTATCATTGTAAGTTCCCATGTCGTCCGAAACTTCTTGGAGGGCATCACGCCAGGTACGAATTTTTTCTGCCGTTTCTTCGGCGGGAAGTTCCTCCATGGCTAGTTCGGCGTCGATTAGTTTTTGGTTTAGTTCGTCATAATCCTTCATCAATGCTTGGACAGCTTCTGATTGTGGGTCAATACCGTTAGCAACCATCTCAACCATAGCCGATTCTAACAGTCTCATTTTTTGTGCGTTGATTTCAGTTGATTCGCCGAAAAGTTTTTCTTTGGCATTCAGTTCGGCCATATTTTCATTAAGTCGTTTGTTAGTTTTTTCAATGTCGAATTTTTGTTCTTTATCTTTTTCTGCTGCTTCATTGTATTTGTTATATTCTGTTATTAAGTCAGCTAGTACTTTTTGCTCTGGCTTATAGCCTTGAGAAATCAAAAGCGCAATTTCACTTCGTAGATTCGCGGCAAGATCTGCATTCAAGTTTTCGGTGTCGCCCAAAGCTTTCGATATAGCAATTATATCTTCGCGCTCTTTCTTGTAGTCGGCAAGGGTTTTGTTTAGATCAAATTTGCCTCCGCCCAGCCCTCCATTGACCGTTGCTCCGTTTACTGTTACGTTTGCATCCGTTCCAGCCGGAGAGGCAGGAGTGAGGCCTTTTAACTTATCCCTAGCTTGTTTTAACTTTAATTCTGCTTCCGCTATTTCTTTAGTAAGGCGTTCGTGTTCGGCTCCCCAAGTTGTTTTTTTGATGTTTCTTAACCAAAAATCCCCCGCTATGGACTTGGTAAACTCGTAAAAGTTTTCTCGCTCTTGTTTGCGCCTTTTTACTTCTTTGTTCCAATAATCAACAAGTTTCTGCGCTTCCTCCATGCTAGTTACGCTTTTAATGTCGGTTGCTGCAAGTCTAGCTTCTTCTCGGATCTTAGACAACCAACCAACAATAGCAACCAAGCCAGCTATAATTGCACCGCCGATAAGGAACGGGGCGAAAGCTTTTACCAGTATCCCTAGTGATCCGGTTAATAAAGGAATTCCGCTTCCTATTGCTGTTATCACTCCGGGAATAGACGCCAAAGTCGTCAGGAATTTTCCAACAAGCATTATGATAGGACCAAGCATAATAAGTAGACCGGCAAAACCGGCAATTATGTTTCTGATCGGTTCCGGCAGTTTTAAAAATTTCTCTACTAATTTTGACACTAATTCTACCATCGGTTTTAAAGATTGAAGCAACCTAGAAACAGCGGGTAGGAGAGCAACACCTAAATCAGTGGCAGTATTTTGGATTTCTTCTTTCAGCGCTCGGAGTTTATTGGTCGGACTGTCCATTGTTCGCGCCAAGTCACCGTGGGCTTTGCTTGTTGCTTCCATGATAACGTTGTATCTAGCAAAAATCTTTTGCTGTTCGGTCATGGTTTCGCCCTGTTTAATCATGCCATTTGTTAATGCCCATTGTTTTATGGCTGTTTCGTTTACGACTATTCCAAGCCGCTTTAATGGTTCGACTTGGCCCGTGATCCCGGCTTGGAGTTTTTGAAATGCTTCTTCTGGATTTAAGTTATAAAAGGAAGCCATGTCATAAGCTAACTGGGTCAAACCCTTAGCCATGTCATAACTGGCCCGTTCGCCCATTTTCATACTGTTAAACATGGTATAAAGCACACCAATGTTTTTTCTAAGTTCATAAGCGTTAAGACCAAGATTTTTTCTTAGTTCCTCCGACCACTCCCGGGCGGAATCGGCCATTTTCCCCATGGAAACACTGAAAAGACTTTCGCTTTCGACCGCATCCATGCCGAGTTTGATCGCCGCACCGCTCACTAAAGCAAGAGGAATGGAAAGGCTAGTAGTTAACCGCTGGCCCAAGTTCGATAATCTATTGCCGAATCGGTTTAAATCTCGTTCGGCTTTTTTCAGTCCTTGTTCGAAGTCCTTGTCAATTATACCTAATCGCACCCACAGAGATCCGACTTGTGCCATATGTTTATTCCTCCTCGCTCCATGGGCCTTTTAGGCCAAGTTTTTTCGCTTCTTCGATATTTTCTTCGTCCGAAGTTTCCTTCTGGTCCTCGCCAGAAAACATAGCGTTAAACTTATCCCATTCCGGATACCCTTTGCCGGAAAAGCACCGCCCAATCCACCAAGCGTTAAACCGGTTGGCGATTGCTTTTGACTGTTCATATTCGCTAAAACCTTTAACTTTTGCCCTATACTCTGCAAGAGTAAGTTTGAGAAATTCCTGCGGAGACAAATTTAAAACGCCCAACGCAAAAGGAAGGGCGTCTTTAACAAAATCAGTTACGCGGGAGTAGACTTTGCCTCCGCCTTTTTGGTCGCTCCCGCCTTGGGGTTTCCCTGTTCACCGATTGCCCCTTCCACCGCCTGGGCAATCTTTCCAAGCAAATCTTCAAAATCCGAGTTATCAAGTATTTCGCTGACTTGTTTCGGAGTCAAGTTTTCATCTTCGTGTTTAAGACCGGCCCAAATTAGGTTTCTAAAATCTTTAATGCTGAATTTTCCAGTCTTAGCTCCAACCAAAAGGTCGCGATAGACCTCCGGAAAACATCTTCCTGTTTCATCTTCAATCGCGATCATTGCTTCCATTCCAAACCTTAAATTTCGCGGTTTATCCAGTACAATAGGTACGCTTAAAATTGCCATCCTTATCCCCTCCAAAATAAAGGGCAGGTGTTACCCTGCCCTGTAATAGATTCCATCTTTTCCGGTTAAACTCAAACGTTCATTAATGATTTCGTTAACTGGTGAGTTAATATCAACCTGTCCCAGCGTCGCCCAACCCTCGAAACGTGTTTTTGGAGTTCCAAAGTTGGTATAACAAACGATTATAACATCCTGACCAACGAGTGTTGGGAAGGTTTTGTCAACGTACCAATACTTTTCAGCATTAACCGTGAAGTTTTTGGTTGCAAGCACAAACTCTTCCCACTCCCCGGATTCATAAGCTGTGACATCAATCGTTTTGTTATTTACCGACAGGCTCCAGTTAAAGAACCCGGCAAGCTGTTCAACTTGTACATATTCGCCGGAAACAGTGACAACTTCCCCAGCTTTTAGGGCTTCCTCAAACACCACGACCCCACCGGCATATTCGATAGAATATCCGGATGTTATCGGTGTTCCGTCAACTTCGACAACAAAATCAGCAGCGCGGTTCCAATATCGTTTTGTCGCGTCCGTGATGGTGTACCGTGTCCGGTCGGCGTTCGCCGTCATCGGTCCGTCTAAAAAAGCAATCGGCGCGTCTGATGTTTGAACCAGTACCGCGCCGACTTTACCAGCAGTAGCCATCTAAAGCACCTCCATTAAGCGGCGGTGAAGGTCAGTCCTCCACTACCCTTCAAAGTCGCTTGCAGGTTGATAACATCGCCCACAGGTGCACTAACGGAATAACTTTCCGTAACAACATTGCCAGCGAATTTAGGTGCGGCAGCGGAAGTCAAGCGATATTCAATCGCATATACGCCCTGGCTTGCGTTTAAGATGTTGTTCATAATTGCCACCTGCGAAGAGTCGGTTGCCTTGAAGTTTGCATTTACCGACAGGCTCCAACCCTTCGTGGAATTAATAAACTCTTCCCATTCTCCGCTGTCAAAATTGGTAATATCAACTGTTTTGCCGTTGACGGACAAGGAAACATCCTTGACTTCCGCAACTTTCGCCAAAGGATTGCCAACCCACAGTGAAGCGGTTTTTCCGGCAGTTGCCATTTAAAATCACTCCTCATGTAATTTACTTAAATTTTCCTTCATAATAGAAAATTCGTTTTCGAACTCCTTAATTAATTGAACGGTCATCCTTAGTTCTTTTTGAAGTTTCTTAAGGTTTTTTAATCCATCTGAAACGTCAACATTGACTGTAAATTCCCCAATGGCTCTGCTTTTTTGCTCTGCCATTTAAAATCGCCCCTCATACATAATCTTGAACTACTCCCACTTTCGCTTCGCTTAGAAGTGGGAGATTCCTACGAACTTCGCTCTATCGAGCGAATATTTAGTAGGCGATCCCCGCCGTCCCAGCGGTTAAGCGTAATGCTTCATTACGCAGATTTATACTCGCATTCAAATCCCTGTCATGATGTGTCCCACAATTAGGACAAACCCATTCACGCAATGCAAGATTTTTA